CCCCAAATAATTTGATGACCCTGCCTACGCCCCTACTGACCCTGCCACGCCTGCGGAGGCACTTTCAGCTGCCTTACCCCGTTGGACTTACGCCCCTGGTTGCCGTTCAGCTTGCGGACCATCTGACCCGCCGTGTTAATGTCGGAACGTAACGGACGGTCAACCCCGATCTCGATCAACAGGTCGGTTACGGTCATCCAGCGCCACGTTTGCTCGTCGCTGGACCAGTCCAGGCGGCTGGAAATCCGGTCTTCGATAGGGTCTCGAACCTCGAATTCCTCGTTGGCCTGGTTCAGCTGGGCCATCTCCTCGGGCTGCAGGAACCACGATTCGCCCTGCTCATACAGCGCATGCACCTCGGCCCAGAGCTGCTGCATGTCGATGTTATGGTCGTGGTTGATGGAATCGCATTCGATAACCCAATACCTGCGATTACCGGTGGCGTCATGGAGAAACTCTCTCGGATTAACTGAAGCGAAAAAAACCGTGCGCCTGGCATATTCAGATTCGCGCTTTGCATATGCGCGGCGTAATACATCACGGTCGCGCGTAAGGAATGCTTTCAGCTGGGCAATATCCGCTTTGCGAAAAGTCGCGTCCAATTCTCCGAGTTCAACAAGCCAGAATGAGCAGACTTGTTTTACTGAATCTCGATCCTCAGGCCGCAGCATCATTCCATCCTGCGCGAGTCTGGTTTCAGCAGGGACCAAAGACTTAAACCATTTAGTCTTTCCCACATATTGCGCACCCTGCAACACCAGCACGCCATGCGCAGACACGCCCTCGGGCTCAAACGCTGCCGCTACCGCGGATATCAGCCAACGGCGGATCAGAATCTCCTTCAATGCCGCCGGCCCGCTGGACACAATCGTGTCGTACAGCGCCTGCAGGCGGCTCTGGCCGTCCCACGGGCGGCTCAGGATGTAGGTTGCCGCCGGGTTGTATTGGTTCTGGTCGGCTAGGTAGGTGACGAAATCGGAAATCTTGTCGGTGGGCATCCTGTAGCGCGCACACCAGCTGATGAGCCAAGCCAGGCTCGCGTTCGCCCGGTTGTCGATCGAAAACCGACCGTTGGGTATCAGGACCTCCTCGTCCTTTGATATCACGTTGTAACGGATTGTCACGTTGAGCCGCCGGGTGATCTCGGCAAAGTTCTCGATCGTGCCCAGCACCTTGCCCTTGTCGGTAGTGTCCGGTAGCGGTGCCATGAGCCCAGTGTCACCGACCGTGATCTCCCCGGTCTCTGGGTCAATGCGCTCGGCCACCTGCCGCGGCCGCGGTGCCCTTGTGAGCCCCATCTGCTGGGCAGCATCCCGTGCCGCCATCGACAGGTCGCCTTGATGCTCATACTCAGCAAACAGATCGAACGGCCCAACTGGCTGATTCGACTCGTCGCTGCAGAGCGGGTCAGAGGCGTGATGGATCCAGCATTTGTTGTCGTCGGGCCAGACCACGACGCCCGGCAGCTTGGTTTTGCTATGCGGTGACAGCCACCGGTTGCCTTGGCGGCGGTACCCATAGCGCGCCAGCGCGTCCGTAATGCTGTGCGCTTGATCGTAAGCCTCGATGACCGAATCGCCTTGCCGCTGGGCTCGAGGTGGTGCTGCCGGCCTGCTGGGCACCGACCACGGGCATACGGCCTGCAACTGAGGCTTAAGCGCGTCCCAGTTAGACCAGAGCGCCAGCAACCAGTCCGGCGGCTCTGGGAGCCCTGCGGCAGCTCGAGGGCGCGTCAGCCAAGCGTAAGGCTGGCCGGTAGCCGGGTGGATTGACGGCGGCAACACGTCCTGGCGCTGCTGGTCCGTGGCCGCGCGGAGCTCGAACACCGTGATGCGTCCCGAGCCGTCGCGGCTGGGCCAGGTCAGCGAGTGATAGTCCAACTGGACCCCTGCAGGCACCCGGAACATGACCCGGACGCTTGGCGGTTGCCCTTGGCATGTCGGGTGCTGGGCAATCAGCGCATCCAGGTCCCAGCCGAACTCAGCGCAGATCGCGCGGGTTGACTCAAGGTCGTCAACGTCGAAGCTGCAGACCCTGCTGGGCCCAAGCGCCACGCCGATATTGGCGTCAGGGTTAGCCAGCCAGTAGTCGCGGGCTTGGACTTGTGTGGTGATGAGGTTGCGGCCCCAGTCGTCGGTTAAGGGTCGCTTCTGGCGAGGCGGCAGCGGCACAAGTTGCATGCCCAGCTGGGCTACATAGCTGGCCGCGTAATCGGCTGTGGTCGTCATCGTGCATCGACCCGCGCCCGGTTCTCGACGGCGTGGACTACGATAGATGCGCCCAGCGTGCGCCAAGCTCCGTCAACGGCACGCTCATCGCGCTGTGTGAAGTCGCGATGCCAGTAGACGATTAAGGCGTCGTCGTGGTCACTAAGCCCGGCAATGATGTTGTCGGCGTCAACGCCCAGCGACTGCTCAATAAGCCGGCGTGCTTTCTCAAGGCGCTGAATGCGCCATTTATGTCCGTCAGATGCGGTGAGCTTCACGGTTGTCCCTGTTGGTTGCGATGATGCGCAGTAGCGCAATGGCGGATCCAGGCACGCGAGTGTGGCCATGCCGCCAGTTAATGACCGTCTGGTCAGATACGCCGCATAACTGCTGGACCTCTCGGTTGAGCAGTCCAGCGCGGCGTTGCAGTCGTCGGAATTCAGTCGGTGACACCGTTGAGTTCCTGTTTGATGGTTTTGAAGTAGTCAGGATTGGCCTCGGTGGGTGGCACGAACCCAAAGCGCCGCCATGTGGCGAGCACGTTGGTCTGAGCGGCTGGCGTGTACTTGAACCGTGAGTCGTGCAGCGGTATTGCGGGTTTCATTTGATTGCTCCTTTGGTGAAGTTGGACATTGCTCGTTGAAGTGTTCTGGCAGCTTGGCGCTGCCGGTAGTGCAACTGCCTGAGCTTGTCAGGCAGCGGCGGTGGTCTGCGAGCGTCGGCCCCGCGGCCCCAGGTGTAATGCGCGACGCGGCGCTGCTTTGGCCCAGCAAGCGACCAGACGGCGATGTGGCAGAGCTTGTGCTTGTGCAGGGCTTTGACGTAGTCGCGTACGGTGAACTCATGCAGCCCCAGCTCGTCCTGTATGTCTTGGATCGTCACAGGCCCATCGACCAGCATGCCGACCAGGCGTGCGTAGAGGATAGGCCCCATGCGGATCACAGGTGAGCCCTTAATGCGGCGGCGGCTTCCTCGCAGACCTTGGCCGGGTAGATGGTCACGATGTGGCCGTTGGGCTTGCGTACCGTCCAGCTAACGCCCTGCTCGTGCTTGGCGATGAGGTCGAGGGCGTCAAGGGCTTTGTGTGCAGCAGGGGTGATCGCCAGCAACTTGTCGATGCCGTTGCGGGCGATCGTCGCGAGGTCTTCGGTAAGTTGTTGGGTCATGTGTTGATGGCCTTTAGCTTTGCTTCAATGGCTTGGGTGTAGTGAACCACCTCATCTGGCGACAAAAACATGCTGCGTCCCGCGCTACGGTCGCCTGCAAATATGCTGTGCCCTGTCATCCTCTCCCACTCGTCCTCGATATCCTGCGTCGTCAGCCCGGCCCATTGACGCGGTGCGGCGTAGAGAGGCACCGTATGCGGCGGATCTGGCTCCATCACAAAACAATCGGGCCATCCGTGAATTCTCTGGTCAACGTAAGCAACCGGCTTCTGCGTGACGGCAGGTGGTGCAGCGTATAGCGGTCGCACGTTAAAACCGTTCTCTCGTTTAATGTCAGCATAGTCCTGAGTCACCCAGTCCCGGATTACCTCGTCTCGGTTGTCTGCCATAAAGTCAAACATCCACGCTACCGGCTTCGCCTTCTGCCGCGCACAGACCAAGCAACCATCACCAGGAATAATGGCTTTCCAACCGCATTCCTTGCACAGTTCAAGCGAGGTCTGGTCGTATTGCTCGATGGCAGCAATCCTGCTAATCAAAACATACGGCCGATAATTCGCTGACACGTCATTGTCTGTAGCATCCATGTAGCTGCCGTCGGCAAAATTTAACCGGTAATAATCAGGTGCAATCGGACGCTGCTTGTGAACGCTAACAATCACAGCTACGTCATGGGTCTCTTTGTCCGCTATGAAATCCGCAGGTTCAAGTAATTCGTACCAGCGCGGGTCGACCGCGGTATAGCCGCAGGCCATGCGAATAATGTCGTCTTGCGTCATTTCTTTCTCACTCCCAACCAATTAAACGGGACTCTTTGACCAAACCCGGAAAACGTCAAACGGTTTACTCGTGCATACATTGCGTTGCGTATGACCGCTTTGCCGTCTCCAGGCAACTTAGCTTTGTCGACGTAGTAGTCGATGATGCCTTTGCAATCTTGTATAAGATCGTCAACGACGGTCACCATAGCGCCTCGCCGACCTCAGTCGTCATATCCGCGAACGTGCGGATAGGACGTTGGGATAACGGCGGCTGGTCGCTCGGCCTGATCAACTGGTTGGGAAACGGCCACTGTACGGTAGCGGGCTGCGGACCAGAATTGTCGGCGACCGACAACTGTGGAGACAACCAACTGTTGGTCTTCGAGTTCGATAAGCGCATTGCGTACCCCTGTGATTGAAAGCATGAAGCGTTCAGTAAGCGACTGAACGGTGGCTGGTGTCTTATGTGTTCGCAAGTAGCCGAGAAGCTTTTCGCGCGTGGTCATTCCTTGGCTCCGACCATTGCAACAAGCATTACGGCAAGCGCGGCGCCAAGCGGCCAGGCTGTATCCAGCGCAACAGCAGCGCCGGTAGCAGCGGCAGATAGCACAAGTGCGATCAGTGGCATGTCACGCTTCAACTGCATACGACAGTGCCCAGCTGGGCAACTGGCACCATTCGACACGACCGGATGCAGTGCGGTTGGCTGCAAGCGCGACGTAACCGACGCCGCAAGACTCGACAGATGCCTCGCACGCGGTGGCGAGACTGTCGACCAGCTGCTGGTCTTGGCTGCATGACGGATCAGCAGCGTTCTCGACCAGAAACGCGCGAATGTAAGCACGACCCATTGAGTTGACGTTAGGCATGTTGATCTCCTTGTTGTCCGCGACGGCGCCGCGGTGAGGAGACTATGCCAAGTTATTTGGGGCGCGTCAACAGGGCAAGTGCATCTTGTGTTGATCTAGCTATACCTGCAATGCCGCCGCCCAGCTGGACCTGGCGTATGAAGTTGAGCTGCGCCTCAGTCGGCCGGCCTCGCGGCGCCTTGACCTCAATCGCAGTGAATACGCCTACCTTGGTGCCTACCATCTCGTGCGTGATCAGCACCGGTGTCCAGCCGATGAGGTCGGATCCCCCAGGATTGCCGACCCCGTAGCGGATGACGCGGCCGGTCTCGTCGCGGTACGCGCCGATGTTGTTCCGGTGCATGACAGACCCGGCCCGCGAAAGTGCAAGCCGGATCTGCTGCTGGATAGCTGCTTCACTCACGCTGCGAGATGAGCTTGTCGATGTACCAGCGGGCTTTCTTTAAATCCTCAAGCCCGTTCTTGTGTTTCCAGCGCCACAAATACTTAATCGCATTGGCCGTGCAGACAGCATCAATCCCCTGCAGGTCAATCGTTGCGGCCTCTAGCGCGTCAATGCACTCGATCCCGCCGCGCGTGTAATGCGCAGGATGATTGACCTGGTCGATCGCCTTGCGTTTGGATTGAAACTCATTCCAAGCGGCCTCCTCGTATGCGTCGCAGTCATCCATTGTTGGGTTCCTCAATCTTCAGCTGGTGTTGCAGCAATCTGGCTTCTGCAACGATCTCACAACATGCACTGCGAGCTTCAGCCCAGCGCTGCTGTTGGACCAACATATCGACGGCTGCGACGCGGTTTTTGAGGTATTCAAGGATGGTGGCGGAGTTCATGATTGGCCTCAAAAGGGTATGTCGTCGGTATCATGCCGCTGTTGTTGCTGCCTCGGTGCCGGCGCCTGCTGCTGGTCATCCTTTGGCGTAAACATCGAAACCATTACGCGATCCTTGCCAGGCTCACGCGGAACCGCCGCCAGGTTGATGAGCGGGTCCAACAGAGCATAGTGACCGCCGTCGTCGCCTTGCATAACGACACCGATGTTCTGGTACCTGGATTTCTGCTTGCCGTCACGGTCGGTGTAACTGCCGGTCTTTACTGCTAAATCAAATTTTTTGCGTGCCATAGGTTCCTCAAGGTTATCGGGGGATGCGCCCCCGTCCGGTGTCTTTCCACCCGTCTGCAATTGCCCAGCCACAGGGAAGGAGACGTGCTGTCAATTGCTGCCGGTGTTATTGCCGCCACCTTCGGCTGGGCGGTGTGCCCACAACTGCCTGACAAGCATCCGGAGTTGATTCGCAGCTGGTGCACCACGATGACGCTCAACATCCGCTAAAAATTTTCGCCGCACCTCAACGCTTGGCATAGCGATGACTGTACGCGCTTCGCACTCTTGACGCCATGCCTCGCATTGATGGCACACAACGCGACCGTCGTATAGGGTTTTGAACGGCCCGGTCTCGCAGAGCTGGCAGCCAAGGCAGGTCATGGCAGCGTCACCGTGTAACCGCGCCGCTCGAGGAGCTGGATCGCCTTGGTGACCCTCATGTTCTCGATACCCTCGGCCGTAGTGCCGCCGTAGCCTGGTTTACGCCCGCGCGGTGGCAGGTAGTCGACATCGCCTGCGCGATACATCGTCGTGATGCTGCGAGCGTATTTGACTTCAGAGCGCGGATTGTAGTCCTCGAACATCACGATCGCTCCGCAGGCCATCATGCGCAGTCGCGTCTTGCCTTTGAAGTTCCGAAAACCCGCTTCCTCGATTTCCTTGGCCGTCCTCGGCCCGACGGCTCGCAGCCAGCGCTGCAGCTCGAATGCTCTAGTCATGGCCTGAGACTCCTCGAGCCGCGCACCCTCGCCATTTGATATACCCATCCTATTGAATACCCTCGTTTGATAGCAATATCCCTCAAAGCCTCAATCGTCCGCGCCTGACGCACCTCGTCGCGCTGTTGGCGTTTGATTTCCTCAATCTGGGCGAGCTCACCGGCACGCTGCTGCAGCTTGGTCAATCGAGGCGCCTGGCGATGACCGCACGCTGGGCACTCTGGCGCTGGCCGGTAGACGAAGAAGCATTGCTCACACTGCCGAACGACCTCGGGCTTGTCTTCGCTGGACCGCGTGCGCTTCGGTGTGCCAGTGAGAGCCCACTCTCGCGAATCGGTAGGCAGGCCGTGGCGGAAGCAGTTCCCGGCATGGTCCAGCACGATCAGCTCGCGCTTGCCTGGCGCCGTCCGCAGCCCGCGGCCGATGCTCTGCAGGTATTTCACGACCGACTGCGTAGGCGCCAGCATGATCACGCAACCAATGCCAGGCGCGTCGACGCCGGCGACCCAGAGCTGGCAGTTGACGACGACATCAATGTCGCCCGCGTTGAGCCCGTGCAAAGCCTCGCGCCGGATGGCCTCGGGACTGTGCCCACCGATAGCCATTGCCCGATACCCGGCAGCCGCGAACTCCGACGCGACATCGTTGGCGTGTCTTATGTTCGTGGCGAAAGCGACCGCCGGGCGGCCATGCGCAAGCTTCCGATAGTGCTCGACCGCGCTGCCGGTGATGCTGGGCCGGTTCATCCGGTCGGCGACCTCGCCAGGCGCATAGTCGCCGGCCACCGTCCGCACGCCGGTGAGGTCGGGCTGGCTCGGCGCAAAGTATCGGATCGGCACGAGCAGCTGCTGCGCGATGAGCTCCTGCGTGGTACAGCTGGGAACCAGCGTGTCGAATATCTCATCCAGCCCCCGGCCATCGAGCCGCACCGGTGTCGCGGTCAGGCCCAGCAGGTGCGGCCGGCCAGCGTCCTCGATGACCTTGCGATAAGTCTCCGCAACGGCCAAGTGACACTCGTCGATCACGATCAGGTCTGGCTTGCGGTAACGGCCCAGCCGACGCGCTGCGGTCTGGACCATCACGATCTGGACCGGCTGGTCGGGCTGATCCGGTCGACCGGCCATGATGTGCCCGTGCGGGATACGCTGGCTGGTGAGCTTGGCGCTGGTCGCGTCGAGGATCTCCCGCAGGTGCGCCAGAAACCAGACCGATCGGCCCTTGGCGACTGCTTCGCGGATGATCACCGATGCCGTATGACTCTTGCCGCCACCGGTGGCCATGACCAGCACCGGCGCTTTGTGCCCAGCACGATAAGCCGCGCGGAGATCGTCAATCGCCTTGAGCTGGTGCAGGCGTAAGGTCACCGCCGCAACCTCCCAGCCGCCGACACAATTCGCGCCCAAGTTGAGTACCGCGGCGTGCCACCCTTATACCAACGCGACACCGTGGCCCAGCTAACCCCGGCCTCGGTCAGCAGTTCGCTCACGGTCACGCGAGCGTCCCATGCCAGTTCGCGGAGTTGCCATTTAATGTCCATGACAAATTATAACGGCTGAAATACTTGCAAGAAAGTAAAAAGCGGGATTAAGATAGATGCCCCACAACACAGGGAACCACAATGGAACCAGGAATCTACGACTACATCCCCAACGAGCAGTACCACGCTGGGCCTGGCATTAGCCAGTCAGCGTTATCGGTGATGGCACGAAGCCCGCTGCATTATTGGGCTCGATATGTTGACCCAAACCGTGAGCCGACTGAGCCGACACCGGCCATGAAGCTGGGCACTGCAATCCACACTGCGGTGCTTGAGCCAGATCTGTTCGACAAGCAGTACATCATCGCGCCTGACGTTGATCGGCGAACGAAGGAGGGCAAGGCCGTCTGGCAACAGGCAGTCGAGCAAGCCGATGCGATCGGCGGCGCGTTGATCTCATACGACGACGCGATGCTCTGCGGCCGCATTGCCCAGCAGGTGCGCGAGCATCCGATGGCACGCAAGGTGTTCGCAACCGGTCAGGTCGAGCGCTCGGTGTATTGGAATGACCCCGAGACCGGGTTGTTGTGCCGCGCTCGGCCGGATCTGATGAACCTGCCGCTGTTGGTGGATCTTAAGTCTACTGACGACGCAAGTCCTGCAGGGTTTCAGAAGTCGGCGTGGAACTTTCGCTATTGGATGCAAGCCGCCTGGTACATCGATGGCATTGAGCAGGCGACCGGTATCAAGCCGGATGCGTTCATCTTCGCGGCGTTTGAGAAGACCGCGCCGTTCGCGTGCGCCTTCTATTTCGCCGATGAGCCGATGCTCGAGATGGGTCGGCGTGAGTACCGCAAGCTGCTGCAATTGTTGGCCAACTGCATCGCAACAGACACATGGCCAGGTTATCCCGCCGAGGTGCGGGCTTTGGGTGTGCCCAGCTGGGCGATTACAGCGGCCGAGCGTGCCGCAGGGGAGCAAGCATGAGCTTCATCATCCGCAAGGCAGAGCGCCAGGGCGCGCGACTGCTCATCCAACTGTCCGGGGTATCGGGATCCGGCAAAACCTACTCGGCACTGCAACTGGCCTACGGCCTTGCTGGACAACAGGCCGACAAGATAGTCCTGATCGATTCTGAAAATCGCCGCGGCAGCTTGTACGCGAACGCGCTCCCACAGCCGTTCAACATCCTCGACTTCTATGCGCCGTTCTCCCCGGCCCGCTACATCGAGGCGATCGACGCGGCATGCCAGGCCGGCGCTGAGGTCATCGTAATCGACTCAGTGACGCATGAGTACGAATCCGAGGGCGGTGTCGAATGGATAGCGAACCAAACCCGGTTCCCAGACTGGAAGAAAGCCAAGGCCGAGCACAAGCGCTTCATGACCCATATGCTGCAGTCTCCGGCTCATATCATCGCCTGCACCCGCGCCCGCGAGAAGGTGGATTTCTCGGATCCCAAGAACCCTCGCCCGCTGGGCATCCAGCCGATCCAGGAGAAGAACTTTTCGTTCGAGTCTACCGTGTCACTGATGATGCACGATCAAGGTCGCCGCCAAGACGTGCTCAAGTGCCCAGCAGAGCTGCAATCAGTGCTGGGTCGAGGCTCAGGGTACATTACAGCCGCCGACGGCCTTGCGTTGCGTCAATGGGTCGATGGTGCGGCCCCTGTTGACCAGGAGACCGAGCACCATCGCGGGATGCTGCAGAACGCAACCGAGAAGGGCCTGCAGGCGCTCCAAGCTGCTTGGCAAGCGACACCTAGCCGGGTGCGCCAGACGCTGGGCAGGCCGTTCCTTGAGCAACTGAAGGCTGCAGCGGCCGAGTACGACACCCTGCGCGGCGGCGCAAACCAGGTGCCGGATGCGGTGGCGTCACTTAACGAAGGGGTGTTTTGATGGACTACCTGACGCCGCAGCAAGTGCGCGACAGGTATCAGGGGCGCATTTCGCTGCAGACGCTGGCCAATTGGCGGTATCAGGGCACTGGCCCTCAGTACCTCAAGCTTGGCGGCAGAGTGCTTTATCCGCTGGTTGAGTTACTTGCGTGGGAACGCGAGCGGACTTCCAAGAACCTCTGACAGTCTATGCAACGTGGCAAGCCCAGCGCACGCCGTGCAGGTGCGTTGGGCTCGTCACAGTCGATGCAAAACTCCGGCGCAATCAATTGAGGTTTGTTGCGCAGCTCTTGAAGCCTGCGCTCCATCTCCCATAACGCTCGGTCGTTGGCGATGTCGGCGTCGTCCATCAGCCGACCATGCGCTCCGCAGCCTCGGTCACCTCGTTTACGCGCCGCTCCCAGCCGCGGCCGAACGTGTCCCATGTCTTGAGTTCGCGCAGGAAGTTGAGCCGGATCTCTTTGTACTTGGCAACAATGTCGGCGGCTGGCATGGCGGCAACCGCGGCCAAGGTACCGGGCCCGATCGCGCCGTCCGGTGTCGCGCCGACACACTCCTGCAGCCACTTGGCGGCACGGCCTGGACCTGAGTTGATCGCAGCATCGAACACGACGTAATCGACGCCTGCTGGCAGCTGGTCACCCTTAACCTTGTCCCAGTACCGCGTGCGATACAGCGGCGCAACATCGTTGGGCTGCAGCGCCCGCATGTCCTGCTCGGTCACAGGATGACCGCAGAATTCCTCCCACACGGTTTTGGTGCAGCCTAAGTTAGTGATGCCACCTGGGTCGGACGGGTGGTGAACGAAGCCTCCCTCGTGGTGCAACACCGCCGCAAGCGCTGAGTCCCAGTTCTCTTTCATTTTTTCAGTATGTCCTTTTGTTGACTTGAGTTGCTGGAGCCAAGCCAGAAGTTGTAAACCGATGCAGTCTCTCGAGCCAAGACGCCAAGCAGCAGCATCATGACATCAGATCCGGTTAGCGACATCCATCCAGTCGCCGCACCGACCAGCAAACCAAAGAACCCGGTAACCGTGATGATGGACAAAAACGCAGGCATCTTGCTCCGCGTCGCCTTCTGCATCTCACGGGCGCTGTCGGTGTTCTTGACATTTAGCTCGAAAATCTTGGTCTCGTTCGCCATCTTGGCCAGATCGCCGTTTTGCTCGAGCTGGGCAAGCTGTTGCTTGGCTGCAGCAGCAGCAGCCGGGTCAGGCAGCACCCGGTCTAGGATCTTGCCGCCGACTTCAAGAAGGGGTCCGAGGGGCAGCATTGCTGGTCTCCTGGGGTGGTTCTGCGGGTAGCTTGGCGTTAAGAACGTCCTTGCCCTTGATGGCCAGCAGTGTAGCCAATGAGCCGAGGATGTACTTGCTCATGTCGGAAAGCAGGAAAAAGAACTGCTTGTCCGCGGGCGCGATGCCTGACATTGGCTGGGTCACGAACACAAGCGAGTACAGCGAAAAGAACACCATGCCCATGACGGTCAGGGCAAACACAATGCCAATGAAAAAGCGCAGCGTACTGTCCAGCTGCTCGGGCGATCGGTTGATCACGGCTCGCGCTCCGATTTCATGTCGTTGGGTCGGTTTAGCTGGTCAGGGCAAGTGCCATTGATCGCGCAATGCGGTCGCTTGCACTCCGCTTCTTCCCAGTTCTTCGGGTCTTGGCACGGGTAACGAAAACGCTCATTACAGCCGGTAAGCAATGCTATGCACAACGATAAAGTCAGGCCAAGCAACGACCAGCGGAAGCACTGCAACGATGTCTCGTATCGCATGCTATCTGCCCAACGGATTGCTGGTGGCGCGCTTGAGCACTGACATCTCAGACCGCAGCGCCGCAGCCGTCGCATCAAGGTCCTGCTTGACGCTGGCCAACCTGGCCTCGATCTCGCGTTGCTGGCTGGTGAGCGCAACCTTCAGTTCTCGCTGCTGGCTATCAAGCGCAGACTTGACCTCGCGCACTTGGCTCTCTGCCAAAGACTTCGTCTCACGCCCCATCGCTGCGGCTTCGGTAGCTGTGCCCAGCGCAACGGCCTTGGTTTCTCGAGCAAGCGCGATGGCATCGCTGGACCGCTCTGCAATGCGTACTACGGCCTCGGCGGTCGCGATCTGGCGCTCCTTGATCGCCTGCATCTCAATCTGCAGCGTCTTCATTGCCTCGCGGATTTCGGCGTCGTTATACGGTTTGAACTTGTCAACAGCCTCGATCGTCTCAATCATCCGACCATAAAACTTCATTCCGCCGTAGGCCGTCCCACCTATTACGGGCAGGCCCGTTAGGATCAAGCCAAGAATCATCTGACTGGAGAAGTTGACCGAGTAGCTCTTGTTCTCGTCGCCAGGCATCAGGAAACTCCTGAGACAGAGGGATAGGATTTATCAATGATACCTGTGGTCGAATGACTTGCGGTGACACTGATCGCTGCGGCAACGCAGGCGCAGCTGGTGCAGTGGTCGAAGCCGGTGGCGCAGCACTGACCGTGCTCGAGTGCGGCAAGGTTGGCTGGTGCGCCGGCAGATCCGCAAGGGTGAGATGCTTGGGCAACTCCGGTAGTTTCAGCACTGCTGGAATCCGCTCTCTGGGCAACTCCACGGCTGGGATCTGACGCACGCATGTTGACGCTACTTTTTGCCAGCTTTGCCAGGTTGCTGACCCGAACGGGTCGGTGCAGACGCTTTGGCGCGTGTGCGTTTCGGTGCCGGTGTATCCAGCGGGGCAGGCTTTCGTCGCCGTCTCGACGCTGCTTCGGCAGGATGGCTGCTTGGGTGCAGGTTGGCAGGTGCTATCTTTGAAGTACCAGCCGGTATCGAAGGGGACTCCGTTGACGCAGCCTGCTTCGCGGTATCGCCACTGGCCACCGATTCCGCTCGGGCACGGCTCAGGGCTGATCCACGATCGAGTGCAAGTCGCTCCTGAATTCTGGCCAGCAGGGCAAGCGCACGCGAGAACATCACTGTGCCACCACAGGCACGCGGCCATAAAGCTTGCGATAACGGTCAGGATGAAGTTCGATCCATGCCTGTCTGGCTGCATCGCCGATACTCCCTCCGATTGGACAAGGTGAGCCCGCCATTTCCATTGCCTCCCATACGCGGATGTCTTGGCACAGGATGGCGACGGCCGACACCTTGAGCCCAACGTCATTGAGAACCTTGGCCAGCTTGATGCGCTGACAGTTCTCGTCATGTATCACAGTGCCGCCCGAAAACCCGATTACGGTGCTGGACACGGCTCCAGACACCGGCACGGCGCAAACGTCCTGGCTCATCATCGAGATTGACGGGCTCATTGCCGCTGCAGGCGGCTGACCGCGGTAGTTAACGGTTGTGTCCTGTCCAACTGCCAGTGCAGGTAGCAATACGACAGAGAATGCAAGCGCTCGCATCTCAACCTCGAGGCCAAGCGTGAATGATGTAGTTGCCGAGGTGAAACAGGATGATGCCGCCGGTGCCGACAACGACAGCGATCAGCGCCCGCTCCTTTCTCTGTTTGGCCAACCGCTCACGCTCACGCTGGGCGGCAAGCTCTGCAGCTTTGCGCCGCTGCACCACCGCGTTGTGCTCGCGCTGGATATCCTCCCAGACATCAGCCTGGCCGCTCCATACTAGATGCTGCTTTAAATCCTCTGTCATTTCGCGAATTTTCTTGGCTGCGATTACAGACTCAAGCGCCTCGCTCATTGCCGACTGCTGCTGACTATCTCCTTTGACCTTCGATCGCTCGTCCGTGCTGGCCTTTTGCAGCTTATCCTGCGCATCGAACAGTTTCATAAAATCGCCGAGACAATCTTGTGCTGACCTTCCGACTTGGATGGCCTGCTTTATACCTGCAACAGCGGCCTGCGCGGTTGCCAAGATTGCGGCGACTTCGATCATTTGACCCGCAGAACAAGCGACAACAACAGAATTATGATCGCGCCTGCAGAACCAATGAGGATGGTCTCAAGCCGCTTCAACCGCGCATTGATACCCTCATAACGCACTGCGCAGACTTCTTCGTGCGTCATCAACTTTGCCTCAAGATCGTGTTGTTCCATGATTATTCGTACAGGATGTTGATAGAACCACTTTGGAAGGTATCTGTGCCATTGACCATCGTAATTCGGACACGATCAAGTACGGAACTTAAAGATCTGCGACCTGCGCCAATTGCATTGGTGGGTTGACTGTCAGATAAATTTGATGAGTAAATCCAATTATTACCATCAATATTTGTTAATACAATTTGGCCATTAATGAATGCAGTTGATACAACAGCTTCTTGAATCAAGAAACCAGCAGATGATGTACTGCTACCAGGTGAACCGCTGAATTGATTGCACGACGACGTATACCCAGAGGTTACAAATCCGGAAGACGTACCAAGCTGGACAAGCATGTTGCTTGTCCCGCTCGTTGATATGTTGGACAACATTATTGTGATACGTCTTGTACCGTTTGGTATCCCAGTGAAATCACATGCAACCGAGACCGGTGATTGAGATGTTCCACGAATAAGAGGTTGGAAAGATAGCCAGTCTGTATTGCTTGGATTGCGAATCTTTAAAATGCCAAGCGTAGTGTCATACCAAATCTGATTGGCATACGTCGTGGTTGGCGCAGTCGTACCAGAGTTGGCCGTCGCAATCGCTGCCAAAGCGTTGTTGAGATCGGCGCGGAAGTTGGCGCCGGTGTCGTTTGCGAGAATGTAGTCGTGTTGGCTCATTTATAGCTCCGCTGATGCAAGATATGTCCATGAAGCATTTACTTGCCCGGCGGCGGCGACGGTAACCACGTTATGTATTACACGATTGTTAAACGGGCCAAGCACTAAATTGCTTGAATTGCTGTATGTGACTGCACCAACAATGCTAGCAGTTGGCGTTGCACGCATCGGTACTGGCAAAGTTGTTGGGACAAGATATTGAGCCCCGGTGTTTCCTTGGTATACCTGCGAAAAAACTAATTCTTGAACTGCGTATCGCTGACACATGGCCAGCTCATCATTAAACATCCGATGCTCAAACGGTGTCGCCACACCGCCAAGCTCAAACTGGACATCACGAATCGTCAACGTCTGAGACGCCAACAGCGCGCCAGTCGTGAACACGATTTCAAGACCGGTTTGAGCAGTAGCCCCGGTGTTGATTTGCGCTGAGTACGTTGCTTCAGTTGACGTAATTGAAAACGTGCCAGTGGCGATCTGCGTGCGCGTTGGTGATGCGAGCGTGCCAAAGGCGTCCACTGTATTGGCGCGATAAACGGTCCATGTGATTGATGTCAATGCGCTGGATGAGATTTTCGCTGACAAGGTGCAAATTTCACCTGCCATGTCATAGCAATTGACCTGCTCAATGCGCTGTCCAAACCCGACGCCTGTGTTGCTGGCCGCGCCTGTAAACCGATAATAAGTTGGAGCGAGTGATACTGGTTGATACTTAGCTCCAGTGACATTAGCGCCTGTGCAGTACGCATACCATCTATCAACCGTATATGCCAAGGCCGCGCCTGCCGTTATTGTTTGACTGGCAAATGCGTTACGCTGACTGATTCGCATCGCACCATTGATGATGCGATTTCTGTGCCCAGCAAGGTGGCCACCGGCGATTGCTTCGGCCTGCGCAACCCATCCAGTGTTGGCTGAGTTACGCTGTTTCATTGCGTCGTTTGTGGTGTCATACCAGACTTGCCCAGCAACAGTCGCCGCAGGAGCGGATGTTCCAGAGTTCTGTGATTGAATAGCGCCGGCAAGCGCATTGAGGTCAGCTCTAACGCTGGACCCGCTGCCGTTCGCTACGTCATAGTCGTGCTGGCTCATGTATACCCCTAGGTCGTCTTGTAGCCGTAGCCCTTGGCAATCCAGTCCATTGTTCTGGCCACATTGGTGCCGGCTGAATTCTTAAAGGTGACAGTGAATCCGGTGGCGGATTGTGCTGACATCACGATGTAGTCCCCGGTGGCCATGTTGTACGGCGTCACCGCAATCGCTGGCGTCGAATAGAACTGATTGGCAAACGTCACCGACAGGCCAGAGGTTGTGACGGCAATATTGTTGGCGCTTTCGATGCGATCTGGAACATCGATTGTAACGCCAAGATCAGATACCTCAACTTGCGTGTACGGGTCAGTTCCACGATCGACCAACAGCCTGAACTTGAACGCTCGAGCGGTGTAATCACCAAGATAGAACGTGCGCCAAGCAGACCATATTGGGGTGCCAGCTGGATCATCGTTGGTCGTTGCGATTTGGAATGAGATGGCGGCATCGCCCAGCTCTTGCTCGCCGTCAAAGTTGAGCACCGCATCCCAGTCAGTCCAGCTGTCGACATAGTTGACCGGTATGTCACCAAGATCAAGGTCGCCAATGCTGTCTATGGTTGGCCAATTGTCGACAAGGTTGGCTAAATTTACCGCTGCAGCTGCGAAATTGACAGACACGCGGCTGGTGTAGATAGCGCTTACATCGATGTATGACGAAAACTCGTACTCTCCAGATTGAACCACTGGATCTGGATACACTTCGCCTTCTTCATAAGTTCCTGCAGTAAAGTCAAGATCGAGCGAAGGGGTTGGAACCAAGTCTAATTTAAGTTTGTTCGATTCCACGAACATGTTGGTTTTGGTGCCGGTGAAGCCAGGATCTTGATCGCTGGTCACCACCGCGTTGTACTGGATGATCGACAGGGTCTGACTCAATATGGTTGCAGTGCCTAACGAATATTGACCAGTGCTGTCGACAGCCTTGGCAAGATACGTCCCTGCGGCAATGGGCACCGTGCCGCTTGTGGCCGATCCAGCAAACTCTGCGACTGGTATCGACGTGTTCCACGTTGCGCTGGTGGTGAGATCAGAGTACCGAATGGCGATCTGGCCGCCAATGCGGACATCCAGGTCTGGATGTTGGTCCCACTGCAAGAGACCGTTTGCGCCCTGAGCCACCAGCTGGAGCCCCGTGACATTTGCCGGGTTGGCGGTCTTGCCCAGCACGGAGGCGGTGAACGTGTAGGCAGCTGACTTCTTGCCTGTGATGTTCAGCGCGTACACCGTGATGATGTAAGTGCCAACCTCGCAATCAAGCAGCTCAAGCGAAGCCGATTGCGTGGTGTATTGCACCAGGTTCTGCTGGTCAATGCGAACCTCAACCAAGTAACTTGTCGCGCGGCTCGGCGGCGTCCAAGTGATGGTTGCGCCAACCTTCACGTCTGTCGTTGTCGTATACAGATACTCGGTGACTGCACCATTGGTGACGGGGTCGGTTGCGTCGTCAAGGATTGAGATGTCTCGAGGAGTGATGACCAGCCCGTTTTCGACGGCATCGTACTTGTCTGGATTGTGTTTCAGTGCCGTTATGTCAACAGATCCGTCGTTTTCAGATACCGTGACGATTCTAAAAATTTGCTCTTGGATTGTCTGCCGTGAAATGATCCATTGAGCATTGGCTTGCGGAGCTTGAGAAAGTGCCGTTGTGAGCGTTATGACTTGATTAGAAATGGACGATATTGCTCGTGACTCTACCGTGTTATCCGGCAACATCACAATCATCGTCCATTCGCCGTCAATGAAGTAATCAGTTCCACTAGTTGATCTAGCGAACGGTACGACTGAGTAGGCTGTACCAGCACTGTTTGCAATAGTTAAATTGACGATGTATTGGGTACCGCTACTCGAAAGCACAAAAAATTCAAATCCAATCCCAGTCAAAGCGATTAGATCGTCAATTGTGATTTGTGTCGTAGTCGCAGACTTTACCCGGCCACCCATGCGGGCACCAGCTCGAGCCGAGTCAGCAACCTTGATCACATCACCAGGCCGCGCAACGGCGCCCTCAATGCCAGTGCTGAACGTAACCGTCTCTGACTCAAGTTCCTCAGAAAACAAAAGCCAGCGACCAACTCGATTGGCCTGGCCGCGCGAGGTGCAGCCGAACGCGGTGACCTCAGTCTGGATTACTCCAAGGCGAGCGATTTGCGTTGCGTTCTCGACGTACTCAATCTTCTGACGATACTGGTCGTCCGGATCATTCCAAGTGACCAGCGCCACGGTGTGCTTGGCCTTTGCGCTCGCACCTGAATATATGAACTGGCCATTGACGACGTTCGCCTGCGTGTACAAAGCCACGGCGTCCTTAGGCGCATCCTGCGAGACGGTCAGCGAACCGGATGACCAATAAACCATCCCGCGAAACACGCTCGCCAGATCGTTGATGACCTTAAACGCTTCTTGCCGCGACTGCAAGTAAAGATTGCAGGTGAAGCGAGGTTCTGTACCGCCAAACCCGTCGTTGACCTGCTCGTCGCAATACTGGCTGACCGTGTACAACGCCCACTTATCAACCTGAGCAGCCGGCACATAGGTGCCCAGCCCGTATCGCTCGTTGGTCACCAGATCGTAGAACACCCAAGCCGGGTTGTCGGTCCACGCTGTCTTAAACGTACCGTCCCAGATGCCGCTATATGTCCGAGCAACTGGGTCGTAGTTGACCGGTACTTGGATCTTGAGCAACTTGAGATCAAATGCTCGAGACGGTATGCCTTGGAACGCAGCCGAATCAAATCGCATTGAGATCAGCGCGGAGTTGGGATACCGAAGCTTGGCCTCAATAATCTCTGTGTAGCTGTCCCAGTAGGTTTTGTTCTGTAGCGACAGATCAGTTGCATCAGCTGTAATGCGCCGCACCCGGACGTTCCAAGGAGCAGATCCGGTCAATGCAATGCGGTAGGCTCGCTGGTACTTTGAAGTCGCTTTGCCATCGATCGTGTCGTTTACCTGTGTGACGTAGCTGCCGCCACTGGCTTGCACGTCGATTGCGATCTGAACACTGGTTCCAGCTTGCTTACCGTCATTCTCGGCTTTGTACAGGGCGAGCACTGACAACACTACTCGAACCGCATCCACTTCAGAATTGGACACCGTCCTGACCAACGATGTTGCCGCAGTGACCTCGCTAGAAACCGCAATCGCTGATTCGACGGCTGCAGCAGACGGAATATAGGTCTGCGCTTGCGTACCGGTGCGCCCCTCAAACGTCACGTTCTGAAAGTTGCGGCTACCGTCAGCGTTCTCAAGAACAGTGCCATTAAGATAGATTGACTTGGCACCGTCGACCAAACCGACGATTTCGCCTTCGCTGACAAGGTCCAGCACTTGGGCGAATGCGCGTGATTGAAGGGTGGTAGCCATATCAATGCGTGCTATGTCTGAACAGCATTTGGATCGTAAGCATTCGGATCGTAAAACGCCGCCGGATCAGCAACTTTTTCCTCAATAACAGAGATGTCGTCTACCGTGATGCCGGCTGAGATCACCGCGCTGCCGACGATCATCCTGCCATAGCCGATCGGGACAGGGTTGCCCTGGGCGGTGACATTGACTGGGCCGTCGAAAATATAGCTTGATGGTGTGGCTTCCAATGGCTGTACACCTTGCGGTGTCGGTGCAAGCAGCTGCGCAACACCGCCGAGGGCGAGGGAGACGCCTACACCAAACGCGACTTGACCAGCCAAGCCAGAGAACACAAGCCCAGCTTCTCCAAGCGTCGCGCCACCAGTGTAAAAGGCCAACGCGATCAATGCACCGCCAATCAATATCTTCGTAAGCGGATTATCTCCACCAGCCCCCATGATCACTGGCGCAATGATCACTCGCCTGCTGGCAGGGTTATGCAGCTCCGACGCAGTGATCGACTCATCGCCTGAGATCACTCGATAGCCGACGTTGCGCTCCGCCGAGCTGGACATCCAAGATACGAAATCAGGGAAGTTAGCCGCAAGCGCTCGAATAGCTTCTGCAGGCGATCGCACGTCCATGCGATGCTGCCGACCGTAGCGCTTACCAAGCTCACCCAATAACAGGATCGTCAGCATATCTCAATGCGTGTGTAACGCGCCGCATCCATGTGTCGTCCAGCATCTCTCGGCCAGACAGGCGATTTTGAACGTGGTGCAGGATGACATTATCGCCCAGATAGATCGCTGCGTGGTTGACAACTTTGCTGCCGACTCGCATCAATAAAGCATCACCAGGCTCAACCTCACTAAGTCTAATCTCACGAAACCCTTCATCGCGAAAATGGTCGCAATACAGGTCATCTCCGTGCTTCCACCATTCGACATTACGATCGTAGTCGTTAAGGTAGATTGATCCGTTGATCCGGTACCAGTCACGAACCAAAGTGTAGCAATCCGACTCCGCATGAACCCATTGTCGGCCAATCAAATCTGGCGTGTAACCCTGCGGCTCGCAGTATGCCCAACTGCCGTTAGGCACCGACACAATGTGCCACGGTAACCCGCTAGCTTGACACGCTTGACGATCGATTGAGCTGGGCGTTGGCAGCATGTTAGGGTGACTGTGCACTACCGCCACCACTTCGCCCATGTCAGAAGCTCGAGCGTAGTCGTTTGGGTCCATCAGAAAACATGATGCTGCGTTTGATAGGTTGTCGCACGGGTGATACGTTGGCCCGCGGCTCGCCATGACAACCAGACCGCAAGACTCGCGCGGAAACTCGGTCATCGCATGCGTGTAGGCATCGCGTCTCATCGCGTGAGCCCAGCTGCTGGGAACCCGCCAAACGGCAAAGGTTGGTATTCGCCAAACCGCAGCTTGCAGCTGGACAAACGCTTGCCACACGCATCCAGCGCGAGCGAACCGACAACTTGATCGGACGTATTCCAGTAGTTGCTGCCAGAGTATCCGCACTGCGTGCTGCGGTACTTCCAAGTGCAGACGTTTTGAATGATCTGCCTGCGCGGCAGCTGAACCCCAGCAACATCAAACGCCGCAGCAAGTTCGAACTCGACAACGTCCTTGGTCTCGACGACCTTTCGATCAACGTAAAAGATCTCGTCAGCAAACTCCGCGGTCGGATCCGCGCTGCTGGACCGCACGCGATAGTCCTGCGCAGTGAAGTTCAAGTCCAGCGACTGCTGATTAAAGTTTGCGTCATCAAGATACTTGACCAACGTGCGCTTGCGGGTGACCTTCGCACCTTGAAGATCCGAGTATGCCAGCACCAGCGCCGTGATCGTCCCGGCCACGTTGGACACAGCAATCTTTGGTCTTGGCAATTGACCATTACCCGAAAACTCAAACCCGCCGACCTGAATAGGAAAAGCAGTGTAAGTGTTGCCTTGCCAGACGACATTGCCACGCAATTGGTTGGTGCCAGCATGGAAACGATACAGGCTGCCGCCAAAACTGGTGCAATCCAGTACGAACAGCTCAATAATCGCGCTTGGGGCGAGCTTCTGGATCTCCGACGTAATGGTTGACGGTGTCGTCACTCGAACACCTGTTCAAACGATGCGGTAACCGTGTTGATGTTGAATCGGTTCATCGTCTTCTGCCATTCGCGGCAGATCACCTTGATCGATGCTGTCGAGTCTGGCGGCGTCCAGTCGAAAGCCTCGACCGCGCCTCGAGCGGACAGGAAACCAGTGATGGCTGTGGTGTCCGTGTTGGAACGATTGGCAAACGTCAGGTTCCAGCGCTGCGGCTGCGTGTTGATCCCGTCAGCCTGGCGCTGCTCATACCCATCACCAAACTGAATCGATCGCACACGCGGCTTGATTGACACCTGTGCCGAATAATCTGGAGCGTATGTGAAAGTAGGCATATCACGCCGCCGCTAAAATGCCGCCAGGACGGCGTTGATTGATCAGCTCGGCCTTGACTGCGCCTGCAATGAGCCTGCCCAGCTGGCCAGCGCCCTGATCGTTCTGAACCTGCGGAGCGCCGCCGTCAACCGACACGTTAACGACAACTGAAGTGCTGCCGCCGCCTTGCATCGTAACCGGAATCGAGCGGCCGTCTGGCAGCGGGACATAAGCCTCTGGCATTGAGCCTTCGCCAAACACAGCAAGCTGCGGGCTGTTGGCGATGCCGCCGCGGGCATAGCGCTTCAAAGGCTGCAATCCGCTGGACGACATAACGCCGCCCATTGCCAAACCAGGGATTGCGCGAAGCGTACTGATGTCTGTTGGTGCCGGAGTCAATGCAGCGCCTAACATCGAAAATAATGGCTTCATAAGCGTCTGATACGACACCATTGTGATGATGTCCTTGATTACAGACCTTGCCATATCTTTAAATGATGTCTTGACTCCCATCGCAAAATCAGCAAATGCGCTTGCTGATTGTTTACCCCATCCTTCTAGCGCTTGGGTCAATTCACGCAATAGGTTTTTCTGTTCTTTCGCTGCGCCGCTAAATTCCTCTGATGCTTTTTGCACACTGCGAATATAGGTATCGTATGTGATGACATTTCGCTGTAGCAGAGACTGCATCCGATCCAACTCGTCGTTGTACTTTTCAAGCGGCGTCCGGTTCTGCTCCGTTACTTGCCGGCCTTCAGCCTCAAGCTTCATGCGATCCATCACCAATCGCCGCGACTCCTCGTCACGCAGCTTCTGAGCGTCAGCGGCACGCTTGCGTTCTTCTTCGCCTAAGCGTTCTTGATCACGCAATGCTGACACCGCATTCAACAAGCTGCGGTAATGCGCGATCTCGTCATCTGTCATGCCCAACCGATCAGCAAGCAACAGCTGATAACCAAGCTCACCAACAGTCAATTTGGTGATCTCGTCTCGGACCTTTTGAAGCATGTCAGCTCGCTGCTTCGCGCGCGCGGCTTCTTCTTGCGCGGCTTTTTTGCGCTCTTCTTCGGCTTTCTTTTCTTCGTCAATGCCTCGTTTATTGTCAGCGGCAATGGCGGCACGGATTGCAGCTTGCTGTTCCTCAAGGCCCATCATTTCGTTGAGGGCGTCGATTTGACCTTGCAGACGCAGCATCTCAGGACTCGCACCTGGTGCAATCTGCCCACGTTGTGTCATGCGTTGTTGCATAAATCTCGCAGAGTCAAGCCGAGCTTGCAGCCCCGCCAGCTCCTCACCAACCGTCTCAACCCGGCCAATGCTTTTCATCTTGTCAAGCGCTGACCCAATTGCAGAAGTCAACGAATTCCAAGCACGTTCGAGTGAGCCAAGTCTTACTTGGCGCGTAGCAAGCGAATCATTTAAAGCATCCGCAGCAAACTTAATCGCCTCATCGTTGCGACCTTGTTCTTCAAGCTGCCGGATATAAGCGAACTGCTCGCGGCTCAAAAAGTTAAAATTGCGGTTGGTTTTGACTGCCCAATCCGACGCACTATCGGTTAGGCCATCGAACATCTTGACCACCTCATCGCGCGTGGCACCCGTCAGACGCTGGATGTTGCCCATGGCGGTCGCAACTGACCGCACAGCTCCAGGGCCGATGTCTCCGGTTCCAACCGCAGCCGATAGAAACCCTCGAGCGTTGGACATCGACGCCTGCGTCGTCGCAGCAATCGCCTCAGCCATGCGCTCGTAATTGTCCGCGGTGATGCCGGCGAAGTTGCCGGTCAATGCCAAGGTGCGCGAAAACTCGCGGCTTTCTTTGTACCCAGCGATAAACGCCGCGCCGACGCCACCAATCGCTCCAGCAAGCAGCGCGAATCCACCCACCGCAGGCGTGATAACCGATCCAATGCCGCGGATCGCATTACCAATTCCGCCAAACGATGTAGTGATCTGCGAGCCCTGCTGCAGCAGAACCATCAGCGGGTTCTGCCCACCTGCCAAGCTGACAGCAACGTCCTGAAACTGCGCCGGCAACTGGCGCATCGCGTTGTTGATCTGACGGGCCGACGTGTCACCCTGCTGACCCATGCGCTTGAGGCTGTCGGTCAGTCGATCGACCTGTTGCGTCCCTTGCACATTGGCAGAAATGCCGATGGCAAGAGGAAAGTTTAACGCCACGTCAGCTCTCCCGCTTATTCAGAACCTGCAGCGCCGCAAGTTCCATCGTCTGCAGATCATTCATCATTGCAGCCTGATCTGCCACAGCATGGATTTTAAACAATGCCTCGACAGCAGGATAGTTCAAACCAAGGAAGATGCCAGTCGATGATACGTTCCACTGGGTCTGCAGTCTCAAGAACATAACGACAGAGTCGGTGTTTTCTTCCCAGACCGCAAAATCCGTGTCAGCTTGAGGCAAGCTGTCCAGCTGTTCAGCAGTCGCCCCAAACGCCGCAAGATCCTCTGCTGTATCGTCTTGTACGCCGCCCTGCGCCCAGTGCCTGGCGGCGTCAATCAGTTTTTTCGCTTGGCGCCTGACAAGCTGGCGAACAGCGCCAGAACGATACTGCCAGCGACCATTGGCACCTCAAGCAGCTGGTCCAGCGCCTGCGCCGAGAACGGCACCGCACCATCCTGGTCAACTACGCTCGACCACCCAACCATCACCTCACGCACCAGATCCACGTCGCGGATCTCCTCGCGCTCAATGAGCTTGCGGATCTCCTCAATGCGAGACTGTGTAAGACGCTTGAACTCAGCGTCAAACGTGGCTTTCTCAGTGCGTCCACCGTCAGCAGGAACTTCGACCGTTACCGGCCAGGTGTAGGTGTCAGATTGCGATAGTTTGAACATTAATCAACTTTGATGTGGTTGCAACTCTACGCAGCCCACGGCAGCGGTGGCGCTACCACGGGCGGATTCTTTTGATTCTCGATCTGTTGCAAGACTGCCGCTTCAGTGGCGTCCTTGTCAACCCCATTCGCCCAGATCCATTCGAGCACTTGCTCTTGGGTCAGGCTGGCGTAGGGTGTAAAGGACTCAGGATCAGGCGAGGGCAGCGAGCAGGTGGCGTAGACAGAAGCTGAGTAGCCGTCTACGGTATCCGAGCACTGCCAGTGAGCCACGATGCAAACGTCAGACAGATCGCCTTCTGATACTTTGCAGTCAAGACGGGAGATGTTCCAGTTCATTATTAAGCCCCTTTGAGTGCGGCCACTTCGGCCTCTAGGGTTTCAATACGGGCCATTGCTTCTTGCAGGGCTTTGATGGCTGCGTGATACATATCGGTCGTGTAGATCGTCTTGTACGGCACTTCGCCTTCTGTCGCTTCGCCAAATCCATCGTTGCTCACAAACTCAGGCGCAACAGATTCAACCTGCTGGGCAATTACGCCGATGTTTGCAATGTCATCGGTTTGGTCTTTGTACCTGAACGATACGATCTCAAGCGACTTGATCTTGTCCCAGTACGAAGCAACCGGGGCAATATCCGTTTTAAGCCGAGCGTCTGACAAGTTGACATCGTTTGCTTGGTAGTTGGCAAGACCGCCGTTGGATCGGATAGATGCGCGTTGGTTAGCATCGCCATAACAACGAAGGAAAAATGAATCTGTTGAGTTTGGATCAGCGGTTAAATTGATGTATACACCATATGCGCCAGACACGGCACTAGATGTACTTGTTACACGAACAGAATCAGTATTGTTGGTTTGATAAAACTCGTTGTATCCGCCAGTGCTGTCTGCGTAGGTCCCCGTATTACTCGCCTTAAAGTACCCACCGCTGGTGATACGGGCGCGTTCTGCATTAGTCCCCGCATTTGATGTCAAAAAGCGAATAAGCGTGCTACCACCGCTAGAGTTTGCGTTAAGCGTTAACTCACCGCTACTGCCGCCATAATTCAAATAGCCGTAATTTGTATTGCTGCCATTACCATCGTGGAATGCGACTTGGGTTGTCCCGCCTACAACTGTTGCTCTACCAATTGCTGTTGTACCACCAACCATCCAATTCCCACTAGCATCCAGCGTCATTGCTTGGGTGAAGGTGATCGGGTCGCCTGCGGTGCCGGAGGGGGCGTTGTACCAAATGTGTCTTCCGCTGCTTGAGTTATAACGAGTTGCAAAACCTGTATTGATGTAGTTCCAAGTAGAACCACCAGAAGTTAAGAAAGCGTTATTTCCAATTTCAAGCGCAATATTATCAACAGCGTAAAAAGAAGCCTGTCTAACTTGTGCGACTGTTGAACCAGATGTATACCAAGCACTAGGCGTCACCCCCAGACCGAGGTTGCCGGAGGAGTTGAGGGTCATGTCTACGCTACT